TGACCTCATTCCACGTTCCACCGACTTGGTGTTTTGCAAGTTGTCTGCTGACGAAGATTGGTGCGGTGCAGCGGAAGGTTGCTACTGGGTGCGTGAAGGGATGGGTGTGCTGTTCACGAGCGAGGAAGTTAATCAGACGCTCGTTCTGGTGGGGGCCATAGGCTTCCGCTTGCTTATCAAAGGATACTCGGGCTGCATCCACGACCAGATCGTCTGAGCCGTGATGTGCAATGTAGGATACATCAGTCATTTCTATTCCTTAACGGTTAGATTTTAATAAACTTTGCGGGGTGGTAGGTGTGAACTTCGCGGTGACAGTTCGAGCAGAGGAGGTGACACTTATCTGTCTCCCTTACTAAGTTATGCCAAGACCTCTGCATGTTAGCTTGGGATACCCCGAACACTTTCAGGGTGTGGTCGTGGTGATGGAAGTCGTAAACATTAGGGTGATACACCTTCAAGCATCTCTCACACTTGCCGCCCATGTAGGCGACAAGCTGTTTCTTTCGGCTGCGCGTAAACTCTCGCATCTTAATTGAGTGAGGATTTTTAGTGCGTGTCTGCCCAGTTGTTACCGATCTTGAACTCTCCTGTGATAGGGCATCTGAAGTTAAAGTGTTCCCCGGCGAGTTGAAAAGATTTAACTGCTTCTCTTCCGACATCTTCAGCTATTTCCTTTCTAGCTATGAGCTGCACTTCGTCATGAACGTGTGCAACTTGGGCATAGTCTTCGCCCCATTTGTAACCTTTAATGGTTAGATTTTCGTACAGGAATACTGTGGCCTGCTTGGCTAGCAGCGCCCCTGCGGATTGCAGCAGTACATTCAAAGCTGAATGAGGGCTGCGGATGGAGAGTTTCCTGCCATCCAGTCCAAGTAAGTGCCCTCTACCTTCTTTAATCTTTATGCGGTTTCCGTTTGAATCCTTGATCCACCTACCATAGATGGTTTCCTGCACAGCTATCCGAAGCTCCCTAAGAGCAGGGGTAGCTTTCATGAACTTATTGATTAACGCCCTGCCTTCCTTCTCAGTACCACCAACGATGGAACCAATCTTGGCAGCGCCTGCCCCATACAGGAATCCATATATGAATACCTTTGAGCTGGACCTGTCAGGTAGCCCAGCGGCCTTCTGATTGACCGAATGCACATCTCCATTGAGGACAACATTTGTGTAGGAACCTCCATCGTACTTCGCCATCATGTGGGCGAGGCATCTCAATTCTAAGCCGGATAAATCTGCTCCAACTAAAGAGTAACCCTCTGGTGCGTAGAACAACTCACGACACTGAGTGCCATACGGAGCATTGACGCTAGGTGTCTGAGCTACGTTAGGCCTGTTGTGCGTACAGCGCCCAGTGGACGCACCATTTGTATTGACTTGACCATGTATCTTTCCATTCTGTACTTTCTTCAGCCAAGCATTTTGACCTACAGCTAACTGCCCAATCCTTTTGTTCAGCATCAAATACTCATTGAGTAGCGCAGCTTCAGGATAGTCTAAGCCTGCGAGTACAGTCTCATCTACCTTGGCCTTGCCCTGCTCTGTGTGTGCTTTCGCGACCCAGCCTAGCGTTTGCAATCTGTCTGCTATGTGGTCCCTGCTTGCGGGATTAAATACAACTTCCTTGACCTTGTAAGTCAGCTGTCCTTTCACATACCCTCGGGCCTTGTTGTTGACCTTGGGTGTAAAGGGTTCCCTGATTTCCCACGGCTTGAAGGCAACCTGCAGCTCATCGTTCAGCTCCGCTTGGCGTCCCTGTAAAGTTGCCAAGAGTTTGTGTGCCTTCACCTCATCAAAGTGAAAGCCATGCGCTTCCTGTTTGCGGATGACATGAGCGAAGTCATGCTCTAGCTTGACGCTCTGTGCGCTGGGCTTCTTGGACATGATGCGCTTGTAGAATGTTAGGTTAGCTCGACAGTCCTGAACGCAATACGTTTGCATTGCCTCTGACCATTCGTCCCACCCGTCACTGTAGCCATCCTTGTGGTTACCCAAACGTAACCCCCACGCCTTGAGGGAATGGGAGCCTATGAGTTGTCGGGGAAAGTTAGCACCTCTGGGTTTCTTGATGTATTCAAAGTCATTGTTCTTCAGGTCCGACCAGACTAGCCGAGACATAATTAACGTATCGTGTATCTCACCACTGTACTCAAAGCCGAACAGTTTATGTAGGGCAGGGAAGTCGAAGCCCTGAATATTATGTCCCGCCAAAAGCTCTGCACTCTTGAGGTATGACATGCCATCCGCGATAGATGTGTAGCCCTTTTGATCTGCACAGCTTAGTTCTTCTTCAGTGTCCATGTCCAACAGTACGAGGCTGTGGACCTTAGTCAGGTCTGGCAATAGGCCATCGGTTTCAATATCAAATAGAATACGTTTCATTATGCTGTCCCTCTCGACTAGCTAGAAGTCTGAGCTGCCATCGTCAGCAGCATCCTCAAAGATGTTGGGGTCATCGACCTCAACCATTCGTCCTGTGTCTTTGTTGTAGTGCAGATAGCAGCCAATGCCTGTCTCACCTGAGTGGCGATTTTTTAAACAACGGACTGTGGCTACATTCGGGTTCTCACCCTGTTGGTCCCGTTCAACTGACAGACACATGTCCGACAGCTGCGCGATTGATGCACTTCCACGCAATGAATTGAGCGTGACTTGCATACCATTTTCCCATCCCTTCTCACCTGCAGGACGCCGCAAGTGAGACACTAGGATGAGGCCGATACCTGTCTCTTCGACAAGGGACCGAAGCAGTGTCATTATACGGTCAATCGCCTGTCTTTCATCCCCTTCTTCTTGCGAGCTAACAACTATCGATAAATGGTCGAGTATCACCCAGCCAACACCACATGCCTTGGCTAAGTATCTCACCTTAGATAGCAAGTTGTCAGTTCTCATTGATCCGAAATGATCGTAGACGAAAAACCTTCCGTTACCGACTGTCTTGTTGAAGGCATCTCGCATCTCTTCCTCAGTCACACCATCACGAGATAGGTGAAGAGGGTTGTCCAGAGCTAGGCCCATCAATGAGATAGCTGTGTGCCGCACGTTCTCTTCCAATGCGATGTAGCCTACGCTCTCTCCCTCATTACTGAGATGATAAGCTATCTCGCGGCAGACCTGTGACTTACCAACTCCACTACCAGCTGTGATGGTTACTAGCTCACCCCGGCGCATACCTCGTGTCTTAGTATTGAGACCGGGGAATGGGTAAGGGATGGAAGGTGTTGTATCATCCTTTGATACAGCATCCCAAAGGTCCTCACCGTTGATGATACCATCGGGACGGTAGACCTTAGCTGACCACATGGCTTCAAGTAGCTCACGGGTCTTACCGTTTACAATCATATCTGAAGGATCGTTCTCTGATAATGTAGCGATGTGAGCCTTGCCGGGGGATAGCAGCTGGGCAACCTCAAGGGCCGCAGTCTGACCAGCGGTGTCGTTGTCGAACATGATGATAACTTTTTCAAAGCTCTCTACAAATTCAAGAGAGTTCTGGATACACCGCTTGGCTCCAGCTGCGCCCGTGCTTATGGACACCGTTGGAAATTTATTACCCTGTGCTTGAGACATAGAGAGCGCACAAATTTCTCCCTCTGTAATAGTCAGCATTTTACCACCGTCACGCCAGAGGTGCTCACCGTAGAGGCCAGCTGCCTTAGCGTCCCCGAGCATCTTGAAGTTCTTGCCGGGGAGCCTGATCTTCTGTGCCACCACCGAGCCATCCTTGCCACGATAGTTAGCTATCTGAACTGTCTGGCCTTGGTACTCGCCAATGGTATAGCCAAACTTCTTGCAGGTTTCTTCAGTGAGCTTTCGTTTACCTAATGCCTGCGCTTCACCAAAAGGTAACAGACCAGACGCTGGTTTAGATTGAGCGAATTCAGTTTGCATAGCTGACCCTACCTTTTGATATTCATTACAGACAAAGCAATAAGACCCACCGTCTGAGTAGACCGCCCGACCATCGGACGATCCACATTTGCAGGAGGTGTGGTGGAGGAGACTACTCTCCTGCGAGTTTGTACTCTGCATATCGCGCTCCGTTCGGTGCTGTCTTCATCGTGGTATGAAGGGACATCCCCCGGTTTCGGAGGCGGTTGACCACAGCGGCAAGCCGCCAGATCGAGTAGTTACTCTGGGCTTCCAAAGCACTGATGGATTTGTAGGTATTCAGGTGGTTCATTACGATTTGTGTCTGTGACATGCGTCATCTCCAAGTTGTCTGGGTTAATCGTGGGGGGAGGTGCGGAACATTCCGTACCAAAGTGCAATCAGTGCATCGAGGGGCCACAGCATTGAGCTTATAATCCAAGGCACCAATTTTATTTCGTCGTCTTCATCGTGAAGAATGTCAGCCATAAGAATGCAGCCGAGTAGGTAAAAGATGATTGCCATCTTCACTCCTTTAAAATGCAAAAGGCCCACCCGAAGGTGAGCCAAATTTTTTTGTGAGCTATGGGTGCAGCCTATCGGCTAGTCATCTAGGTCCATACCTTTTGTTAAGAGGTGGATGAAACCGTGGCTAAATATTTTATGGTATGTCTCTGGCTCCATATCCAGAGTGACAGTAGCAGACCCATCATCGTGGTCGGTTATCTCAGTGATTTTAATCGTTGGGATAGTACCTTCAGTCATCAGTCCTCTCCTTTAAATGCTTACGAAATCTTTTGTTGTAAGCACGTTTGATCTTCTTCAATTGACCAGCCTTCCAGTGGAGAAACTTACGTGCCTTACTCAAAGCATCGTACTCATCTCCACCTTTTAAGGGTAATCGCTTAGTCATGATTAATCTCCCACAGCCTGATAACTACTAACACCGTATTACTTATGACCATTTAAGGATGATAAATAAGACTATAATGTTAGTAGTTATCTCCACTTAATCTAAGTTGCTGATTACTTCGTCGTGTTCAAACCAGTGAGCAGCATCGAAGTTAGGACAGGTCTTGTTCTTGTCAAAGTCTGTATGTCCTGCGACGACAGCGAGGGGGAAGTGGTCAGTCTGCCACTCGACGATAAGCTTACGCAGAGATGCGTACTGTTCATCTGTGTAGTTGACCGCTGGCCCATCCTTTTCTTTGTTCATGCCGCCTATCAGGCAGATGCCACGGGACCGTGAGTTCATGCCTCGAACGTGAGCGCCTGTTCGAGCAAGAGGCCTACCATCTTCAATAGTACCATCACGTTTAATGACTGCGTGGTAGCCGATCATCATCCAGCCTTTTTCACGGTGCCATCTATCGATATCTGCAGCACCAATATCCATCTGCGGCGGCGTATAAGCGCAGTGAACGATGATGTGTGTAATTTTATTCATCTAACCACTCCTGTGGGACTAATTTATCAGCGTACTGAAAGCCGTGCTTTTCACACCACATTGCGTATGTAGTGCTGCTGGTTTTAGAAATTGTTTCCTTGGACCTGCTGAAGACCATGCGAATTTCAAGATTGGGATGTTGGGCTTTAACCAGCAGCATTAGCTGTCGATTGGCAGTCAAGAATCGTCCCTTACTTTCCACCACTATGACCTTGCCTGTTCTGGTGGTTACCCAGAAGTCGGGGGTATAGCGTGCCACTCTTGCGGGTACATTGTACTTCAAAGTGGTTGGCTCAAATTTGTATGTGATACCTTTAAGACGAAGATCGGCGGCAAGGGTTTCTTCTAACCCCGACCGCCAACCATTCTTTATTGCGTTTGCCCTGACCTTGCTGGGCTTAGAAGTCTGCAAGATCATCAGCCGCAGCTGTCTCCAAGTTGGCGAAGCTATCAGCAACGAAGCCATCTTCCTTATCGAACATGGTTGCAGCTTGCTCACCATTACCAGCTGATGCCAGGGTGATAATCTGCACAGCTTCAGGTCGAAGTGATAGACCTACCATCCTGCTAGAAGGCATGGCGTACCCAAATACACTACCAGCAACACGCAGCGTAGAGCCACCAGTTACTGTCGAAGTCGTTGGCGTCTTGTTGCTGTCGTAAATAGCAACTCGCTTCTCAATAGTCTCACCTTTGCGAGTTGTGATTTTAGCCTTCTGTTTAAACTTGAAGATGTTGAAGCCAGTGAGGTTGTCTTGGTCGTCAGCTTCCTCTTCATAAAGAGGGGCCATGCCATATTTAGCAACCTTTGGGTCCTCCTTGATTGCAGTGGCAAGGTAGGTATCGCGCAGCTCTTCAAGTTGTTTGATTAGTGGCTGGCTCTCCTCTGCTGAGATTTTTAACTTAACAGTGTACTCACCATCTGGATTCCATTTGAAATCTGGAGTGTTGAGCTTAGGCCATACTGCAATGCCATGTGGTGTCACATAATCAGTCATGATTATTCCTTTAAACGTGTTGGTATTTTTGAACGTCGATGCCAGCCGCAATGAGACGGGCTTGAATGTCTACAGGCACGGGAACTCCGCTTCGCTTGTAGTATTCGGCGATGTTGATGAGCGTTTCGTTAGTCATTTCCGGTGCCTTTCGGTTCTGTAGAGCTATGGTGCAACCTAATCGTTAACGGCTCCTAACCTTTAACCGTTAACAGTTAGATTAACTGAAGAAGAATTCAGATTGGAGAACTTGAGTGATATCCAAGTCACCCATCGGGGGCAGGGGTTTTAACTCTGCACCCAACATCACTTCGCATTCGTCCTTGAATGACTGCAGAGGATTATTCTCATGGTACATCCACAAGAATGCCTCACGAGTACAGGCCCCCAGCATCTCGATGTCGGACGCATGGCAACCAAAGCTGTCATGTATCATAGCGAAGTGGGTGACCCCATTATCTGCAGCTAAGTTTACAGTCATGCGAAGGTGGCAGGAATCAGAAGAATGAGTATGATTTGGAGATACTCCTGCACCCTGACGCCTACGATCCAGCTTGTTCTTGTTAGCTTCTTGAACCGTCAGATAGATTAGCTTGTCACCAAACTTTGTCTTCAACCTACGCTTAGTCATGTCAGGATAGTTCTGCATCACAGGCAGACCGTCGAGAGTAGTCCACATGATCGGTAGGTTCTTCTTAGCCAGCTGTTTGGCACAGTCTTGCAGCCAATCCATAGCGGTTTTCGCCGCAACTACAGTTTCATTGATTGATGTCCAAACGTGCTGGGCTAAGTAGATCGATGCTGGGAACTCCATCTCGTGTAGAGGGGATACATACCCAACATTTTCCTCTCTTCGTTTGAGGTCTGTCTCAGTCAAGAACTCTTGCACGAATGCTCGGGCAGAGAACAACGTACTGCCATAGACCCGCGTCATCGTACACCTCTTGGCAGTCTTTCTGGTCATGCCATACTCAAGCCATCGTTTAGCCAAGTCAGCCACTGCATAGGTATCAAGAACATAGGCATTACTGTTTAGGTCCTGCTTCACCTTGATGATCGTCTTGTCGATGACCGTCTGATAGATGTCAGCTGGTCTGTCTGATGGTATTAGATTGACCTGCTCACCACCTACCTCATCCAGTAGAGCAGCACTCAAGTGTTGTAGGCCATTACACGCACCATCCTTTGCAATTGCAATGAACGAGACATGGTCATAACCATCAGTATTGTATCCGACCCACTCCTCGCAGAATGCTAAGAATGACCAAGGGTCATCAGCTTCTTTGGCCCACCACAAGTCAGACATAGGACTGGTGCCAGCCTGTAGGATACGGTCTTGGTTTTCTACCACCCAATCCACACGCTCCTGCATTGATGCCTTGTCATACCCGAAAGTATTTGCACCGTGTATCGCTAGCTCTACCGCTGCCTCGTTGGTGCCCAATGGCTTGCCATCAGAGAACTTCAGGAGGCCCTTAGAGAGCGAGTTGCCCTGAGGGGTTAGGTAGGAGCTGGCAGGGTACAAACGGCCCCTGAAATCGGCTGTGTGTACGAAGTAGATAGCATTGTAGACTGAGAACTGCTCTGCCAATCTGCGGATGCGAGTAACCATTAGCCGCTTGGAACGCAGCCTAATATTTTCTTCATAAATTTTAGTTGAGCGTTGCTTCCACGTTTTGAACTCACGCAGCTGATGCTCAGTCATATCCTCCTTCTTTAAACCTTCAGGAATGGTGCGAGGTGGTAGTGGTTCATCTTCCGCTGCACTCAGGCCAGCAATAGCCAAGCCACGCTCATTCATCATCTGGAGTGTGACCATGACAAACGTATTAACCTGCCAAGGTGTGCGCTGGATGTGGTTGATGGCTTGGTAGACAGGTGCCATCTGTTCTGAAAGGCCCTCAAGTTCCTCTAGGTAGTTCCTGTTCGAGGTCTTGATTAAAGTCAGTGGAGGGGTGTGATGTGTAAGATACCCACCACCCCTCGGCCCGGTCCAGTCATTAGGTGGTACAACCATCGGGAGATACACAGGCGATAACATCTCAGCCGCTTCCTTGTTGTTGTTCAGGAAGTCGATGACACTCTGTGTGGCTACAAGAACTTTCTCAATCCTCTTGCCACCTAGTGGACGGGTAGCCAACTCAGCGAACCCGGTTCGTGATACAAAAATCTCAATCAGTTTCATGCCAAGGTGAATACGAGCATCATCCCCCCACGATACCCACTGTTCGCAATAGCGATTGTAGGCAGCGACAAGGTTCTGACGTTTGCGCTGTCTGGTCGTATCAATCTCGTTGAGTAGCTTTTTAAACAGCCATGGGTGCTGCTCTTCAAACGAGGTGTACCGCAGTTCATCCTCTAAGTTCTTGCCGATATTGTTTGCGACAGTCTGCAGCTTGTTGGTCTTACTGGTGAGCTTATCAATGATTGTTTTAGCAGTGAAGAAAGCAATCACGTTAGGCTCCAGAAGTTTCATGAACTTAACAGATGAAAGCTTACTTCCTGCTTTGCCTGTCTCAGCTTCAGTAATCACTTCGACGATGCGCTGGGCTACAGGTTCAATAGCTCTCTTCATCAATGGTGAGCCGTAGAATGTTGATGATTCGTTACCCCTCTGGACGTTCTCAGTGAGCATGTTTTGAAAGCGGGTCTTGGTCAGTGTCCTTGCTTGTTTCTCTAACGCTTCTTGCGTGGAATACAGATCGATTGTCATTCTGTTCTATCCTTTAGGTGTTGGAGGGGCTTTGGGAGCTATGGTGCAACCCAATTGAAGCCGTTGATTTGATTGAGGTTTTGGAGAGGGGTGCAGCCGCTGGGTGCAATGGTGCAAATGCGGTGCAGATACCCACAGGTTTCTTGCCGTTAACGGTTAGAAACATCGGGTACGAAAAACAACGCAGGAAGCCTTTAGAATAAGGCCTCTGCGCTGTTCTAACTGTTAACAAATTGAGTGGTAATAGTGGAGGTTTCTGTTGCATAATTTGTAAGTTATTCTTTTCTTTTAGTTATTCAGCTATAAGGTGCAACCCTGTACCAGAAACGTACCACAAATGTACCCGGTGGTCATGCCATGACACCTCCTAACTTTTCTGCTGCCAATCTGTCAAGCGCGTCAGCAGCATCGTCAGATTTGGAGGGTATGAAGTGTGCGTACCTCTGGGTCTGCTCTATGCTGGAATGCCCAAGCCACTCCATTGCGCTGCGGATATCAACACCCGCTCCAAGCAGTCTGGTTGCACAGGTGTGGCGAAGCATGTGCAGGACGAACTGAGCATCATCACCCAAGCCGATTGCATCACGCATTTTCCACCAATCACGATACAGTCGCTTCTCTTTGTTGCCTTGGAAAACTAGGGTATCAAAATCGTTACGACCAACAGCGAGGCGCTCAAGAATATTCTTCACACGCCCGGTCATTTTGATGGTGCGCGGCTTACCGTTCTTAGTCTTCCAGATCGTGATGCGCCCGGTCTTCATATCCACATCTGTGAACTTTAAGCGCAGACCTTCAGTCTTGCGCAGACCTGTATCAATGTAGAAACGTATAAGGTCACCAGAATGGCCCCGTCCTGTCCTGTCGTACCAGTCGAGTACCTTAGCTTCCTCGAGGTCACTAAGGAACCTGATGCGCCCCTGAGTAATCCTGCAGCCCTCCATCCTGACAGGTGCGATGCGCTTACGCCCCCGCCTAACTGCAAACAGTTGCATCTGGTGCAGCAGGGTTCCTAAATAATTTACAGCACTTGCCGAATACTTCCTTTCAATAGTTAGAAAATCATAGAACGAAGCAGTCTGGATCGGTGTTATATCGTCCAGAGAAATTGCAGGGCCAAAGTGATTTAAGATCATCTTGCCATACCAAGTGAACTTCTTTCCATTTGCAGAGGCGTCTGGGTTTTTTACTGTGCGGTAGTCCACATATTTCTCCCAAGCAGTATCTAAATTCCACACATCAAACTCACCACTGGTGGCATCGAACAGCCCCAGTTTCATTTGCTGCATAGTTTCGGAAGCTTCCTCTAAGGTCTTGCAGGTAGCTGTCTTGCGCTTCCCGCTGACCATGACGCTAACGCGGTATTTATCCCCGCGCTGCGTTATTCCTTTGTGTAGTTTTGTTGTGTTCTTCATTTCATTATACCTCTCAATTTATTAGCCAAGGTGCGGCCTGCTGGTGTTAGTTCAACAATCCGCTGCCGTTCATCAACTAGGTCTGTAGTTTGGCGTAGAAGCTTGAAGCCCTCTTCGCGGATATATGACCTGTCAGCCATCGTGCGTATTAGGCGATTGATGGTTGTCTGGGGCAGGTTCAATGCACCCGGCAAATCGCGGGTTTGGATGACCTCTTCAGGTCTTGCCGCAACATACGAAAATACTGCAATCATATTCGCTGTGATTTTAGGGTGAAATTTAGTAAATTCATCCATCACATCTTTTAATTTTTGCATCTGGTCCATTTGGTAGGTGTCTCTCTGTTCTTGGATATGGCTTAATTATCTCTGCCGATATATGAAGCCGATAGAAGTTAAAAGTCAATAAATGTGACCGCTGGGCCTGTAGGTCACATTTAGTTTTGCGGATATTGCAGGGCCGTTTGGCTTCGTCAAAAAAGATGTCTAAATGCACCTCTGTTTTTGCGAACTTCATTGGCAATTACCTCCGAAGCCTGTGGCATAGACACTGCCATCAGATATCACACCATCCTCTATTTCTGTGGAAAGTAGTGCAATTGATTTTCTGGATGGTGGCCCTTGCCTATCGATGGACCAGTGAATTGCTTTGTGCCTGCAGCCGCCTCGTGCCGCTGCATTGTCTCTCCTGTTTACCCACTGACTATCAATGCTAAAATCTATTCTCATTGTTTGAATTTCCTATTTTATATTGAATATTAAACGGTAATAGCTTCACCGTGTTATAAGTTAAAAGCTTACATCTCCTTTGCTGTCTCTTGGATCGTTGTAGTAGCCCACTTGCAGCGTATTGGTTCGCTGCAGGTTTTCAAGTTTTAAATCATCTTCAGTAGGCAAAAGTTTGCCCATATCCTGCAGGTACTGCTCGAGGCCTGCTAGCATTGCTGAATTATTAGCCATTAGTTCTCCTTCTCACATGCAGGGAATTGCATGGGATGGCAGCACCTCAATGCTGCACACCGATACAATCAATTGACATATACAATCGTCGAGCCTCTGAGGGGCATGCCACCGCCCCACACATCATCTTCAGGCATGCAAAAGTATTTCCGCAGGCTCCTGCAGTAAGCATCCCGAATGAACAGCTTTCGGGCCTCAGGTTTGCGCTTGAAGTATGCCCCATGCGGCAGGTCTTTCAGTGGTGTGGGTTGATAGCTCATTGGGTCACCTCAGCTTTCGAGTAGGTCAAGCACCCCACGGCAGAGTGGACCAATCTCCACCCATCCGCTTCCAGTGCTTGTTTGTGCCGTTCCGCCTGTTTAAGTGAGGTCAAGCTGAATTGGTTCCAAGTTACATATTTCATTGGGTCACCTCCAAAAGTGCAGCACTGCGAGTGGCGCAAAGATTGATTGCAGAGGCCATGGCACCCCCTGAGGTGCTGCAATGCACCCCAGTGAAAACCTTACTTCCTACGATAACTACAGGCACCCATTCGCCGCTATATTTGCGGATATGGTAGGTGCTCCCAGCCTCTGCAATTACATTCAGTTTTTCAGCGGTATTCATGACAAAGCCCCCAGCATCTTAATGGCCCCACGTTGGGCTGTTTTCATGGTGGAATAGCTGCGGGATTTTAGGACCTGCTGACCCATGAAATCTTCCCCGGTTTCCTGAACGATACAGACAAGAAAGGTTAATCCGTTGGCGGTGATGTTGGCGATCAATTCGCCTTGTGTGAGTTGGTTTTCCATTATGCCAATGTCCATTCGTGATGATTTAAAAACTTGCGGAAGTTGTTGTCGCGCTTCTCTTGCCAAGCCTCCCACTCATTACGAAATTGGTCCGCGTCATCACCTTGCAACCACATAGACCACCCGCTTTCGTGCTCAGTCACTGATAAGCCAAAGCCCTCATCTTTTAATTTATATCCGCCGATTGTCATCTTAATTAGTCCTCTCAAAACATGCAGGGATTTGCATGGGATGCCCTACCGAAAACGGCAGGGTCACCGATACAAATCTCAGTGGGTGATGATTGTGTGCCTCCCGTCGATTTCAATCACGATGTAATCGTGGCGGAGGTCTCTGGCGTGAGCTTCGTAATCGAAATATGATGCAATATTCTGGCCTACGCCGTGCAACATTTCGTCGGCCAATTCGTCTGCATAATCTTGAAAGCTGCTATAACAGACGGCGTTTTCGCAATCCTTGGAGGCTTGATCGACATTGCCATTACAGTTGTCGACAATAGCGCGCACACCGTCCTCACCCAGATGATCATATTCCTCAACAAGTCGGCAATAATCCGAAATAGCTTGCAAGTCTGGATGCTCTCCAAAGTCGGGTAAATTATCATAATCGTGGATTGCATATTCTTCCGCGCCGGGTGTCGGCGATGCGTCAATCATGTTCTGGATTTGATCGCTGATTTCGTCGGACCATTCCCCGACAACATCAATCCATTTTCCATAAAGTGTTCCGTTGTTATATGATGCTAAGCAAGCTGCATAGATTTTCATGGTATAGTTCCTCTTGTTGGTTTCTTACTGATGGTAGGTAGATTTTGATTAAAGATTAGCGGCTAGGGCACCTGCTAGCACTGCAAGTGCTGAGACCATTGCCGTGGCGGTGAGGATTGTTGTGAAGGTTTTCATTCCGCCACCTCAATGCTGAAATTCCAACCATTCAACCAGAGGGTTTCCCCAGTATCTTGGCATATAGCATCAAATCTATCATCAAGGTCATCATCTGGACGTACCATAAGATGTAAGTCATGACACCCTGCAGTGGCGTATATTTCTAAGGTGAATTCTTGGTTATTCATGATGTGGCCCTTTCAAGGCTGATTGAAGTTGTTGCCAGTAAGTAACCGCCAGTGGCTGGATTGTAAACAGTTAATTTGCACCAGATGCAAAATAATTTGAAAACAACAGGGAAAGCTGTTGTTCTGTTGGTTGCCTATTGGTTGCCAGGTGGGTCCTGTTGGTTGCCAGGTGGGTCCTGTTGGGTCCTGCAGGAAAAACGAAAACGGCAGGGTAGACAAAAAAGAGGGAAGCAAGCGGCGGCAATCGGCGCCAATCCTGCAGCAACCAAAAGGCCCCTGCATCTGCCCATAAATAGGGCGGCAATAGCGGCGGTAACTGATACCCACCCCCACCCTTTCAATCACTTAGCCGGACATGGTGCAAATGCTGGTGCAAATGGCCTGTTTTGGTGGGAATTTAAAAGGAAGGTGGGCATGAGGGGGGAAATTCGCTAACGCCCATTACGTATACCCCCTCATAGTTTTTCGTCAGAATTATTCAGGACCTCTCGGACCCTACTGGCCTGCCGCTCTCCTGCAGTCATCTCGCGGATAACCTCAGGCTTAGAACACCAACCGCATTTACTGTGGGCCATGCGGGATATATCAGACCTAGTGATACCTATGTCTTTTAACTCTGCATTGGAGTGGAACCTTAGCTGTGCTTCTGCTTTATCAGCTAGTCTGTGGTATCTGTAGTCTTTCCACAGCTGTGCTATGTTCTTAGTATTCATTACTAGGTTCTACTCTTCTCTGTATTAAAAGGGGGATACCATCCCCAACCATTGCAGGATGATGTAGGACCTATAGTCCCTGTATCTCGCTGTGAGCTATAGGTCCTACAGGAACTATAGACCTATAGTACCTATAGAACTCTACAGCTCTACCTACAGTACCTATAGGGTGTTAAAGGGGGGGGGGTTTCCTTCCCCTTCCTCTATGGTGCAACCTAATTAAAAGGTGTTACCACTTCATCCCCTTTTGGAACCCATCTGCTAGGTGTCCTGTAATGACTGCTAGGCCCATAGAGGCTGATTGTCTTACCTTATCTACCTCTGCCATGAGCATCTCTTCCCTACGAGCACCTATACGAACTTCAGCATCCTGAGACATTGCATCTACCCAGTATTGAACTGCCATAGCTAGGGAGTCTAAGCGGTCATCGTTAGACAATGCCCCTCTCTCTGCAGTGATACGGGTTAGCTGATACATGAGTTGGTATCTTAGGGCTTGTTCAGGTGGGAGGTGTTGTGTGCTTTCGTAGTCTCTCTTAATGAGCTTCTTATCCATCACCAGCTTATGTTGGTTCATCACAGGTTCTAGTACATCGATGATGCGCTTCTCTTTTTGTGTATTGTGACGTACCTCACCCATAGTGACTGGGTGTATCTTTGCTAGGATAGGCATCATGAGTTGGTTGAACATACCATCACCAAAGTTACTCTCGACGATAATCTCGTTAACCTTCTCTTCCTTAGCAATCATAGCAAGTTTCTTGAGGGCTTCCTCAGAGTACCCACCAGTTACCCCGCCGCACCTACGGACATATAGGAAGCCATTAAGCATCTTTACGACTGCATACCCCGTTTCATCCTTACCGCGTCCTGAGGGGTCTATGGACATCACTGAGCCGCTGTATTCTACGAATTGATCTGAGATATACATAGGCTTGTGGTAGTAGTCTCCGTTGAAGGCTACATTCGGAAGTTCCTGCACGACATACTGGTCACCAGAAGCCCACACGACCTTCTCAGGAGCCTCCTCAGTGGGTATGTCCATCACTACTAGGTCAGACACCTTCAGAGGGTATCTTTCGGCATCAGAGAGCCTTGTATCGAGCATGAACTGTAGGGCGAAACCTGACCTACCGTAGGATGCTTCACGTTCTGCTAGGTCGAAGTCATCAAAGCGGTCAGGGTCTGTAGATTTCCCTAGTAACTCTGGGGCATTCTTCAGTGATTTAGCCACTCTAGGCGCCAATTTATCCCCTAGAGAAACCAATTGGTCTTCATTAGGATACCTAGCAGGCCAGATGCGTACCTTATACCCACGATCTGGGAGCTTATTGTATAGGCTCTCTTGGTTCTGTGGGGTGCCGAGGTAGATAATACGACCATCAGGCTTTAGGATAGCATCAAATTCTTTAACAGCCTCTGAGAGTTTATCTCTCATCCCCTGTGTCATGGAGTTATTGGGTACTTCTATGTCATCTGCAATCAATACGTCAGCTCGGGACCCTGCAAGTTGCCCTGAGATACCCACACTCTTTACTGAGGGGGCATGTGAGGCGTTAGCGGGTGCTACGTCGAAGCTAATCTTTGATTGTCTCTGATCTGATCGAGGGATGAGGTGCTGAAGTATAGGCATCTCGTTAATCAGTCTAAGGGTGAAGGTTGTGAAGTCATCAGCTCGTGACTTGGAAGCGGATACTACCAAGATGTTTAGCTGTGGGTTCATATAGAGGAGCCACACTGCATATGCTGATGTAATCCAAGATTTCCCTACGCCTCGGAAAGCCTGAACGATGATACGTTTCTCACCGTCTTGTATGTGCTTTGCGATGTCGTATTGGACTGGCGTAGGGACTGGCAGGTTGAGGTGTTGCCAACAGACGAACAGGAATTTGCGGAAGTCGCTTAGAGGGTCCTGCGTCCGTGGCACACCTAATGAGGTTCTATCTGGAAACATATGATTTAATGGCGCATTTCTGATGTATCCGCATCTTCATCGTTGAAGTTCGGAAGGTTAGCTACAAGGTCACCGAGGGGGCTATCGTTTGTAGGGATAGCATCGATGTTATTATCCTTGAGGAACTGTCGGGCTACGTTCAGGTCCGAAGACTTAGCTTCAGGGTCCTGAATGCGAAGCAGTAGGTTTTCTGCAAGGGTCTTATGCAGAAGCTCCATCATTTCTTGTTGTGTCATTTTGATGTTCCTTTGACTTTCTCGAATGTCCTAAGACCACCGAGGCCTAAGAGGGAAAGTACGAGGGTCATGAGTTGGTCCCCTGCTAAACTTGGGAGTTCTGCGGGGAGCGTTAGGTATGCGTTAATCAGGCCTGCAAATGGTTTGACTAGGAACTCATAGCCCAAGCCTAGGGCAGCGACCCAGCCAATAGCTGGACGCCAGCCAGCAACGAATATTGAGCGATGCTTAGCACCTTCGATATTCGCCACTGCTTGGAGCATATGAGGTTGCTGCATTAGTGTAGCTAGTTTTAGCTTTGCAGCTTCCCGCTCTTCATCAGATGTGAAGAGGTCATCTAAACCTTTCGCAAGCCCATCGACGATACCGCCGAGAGGATTGAGGTTCATGTTATTTCCTTAGATTAATTTTCAGCTAGTAGGGTGGCAAACCAGAAGAGGCCTGCGGCTCCTCCACAAAATACCAATATGGAAAGTGATATAGTTATGGAGTAGAATATCTTGTCTCGCTGCTTGGCTTGGGCATTTAGTAAGTCAGCCCGTCTTTTCCTAGCTGCGGCTTGTTCTCGCACCACGGTGGCCCACATATTCGGTGGACCATATAGCTGGCAGATAGACCTTAATTCGTCCATTGCCTCTTTATGCCTCATTTTAGCCATACTGATTGCGAAGCCTTCTTCTTCTGTAGAAGAGAGCCTACGCAGTGGTCCTTTGTGGCGACCACTTTCAGCAAGGCTAATATCTGCCTCTAGTTTTGCAAGTTTACCGAATGCAGGGAGAACAGCACTAACATCTCTACCAGCTTGGACTGCGCTGCTTATACTGCCTGCTATAGTGCTTACCGCCGAGGCGAGTGCTAATACTTCAATCATTGAGTTTTATCCTCCCCTGACAATTGAAATTTGGGGACACCCTGAACACCCTGTCGTACCAATGGGAGTTGGTTCCACAAAAGTAATAGCACCTCTTGTGAAACCAACTTCCTTGACCGTTGATGAACATATGGGCGTACCCAACGAACACCAGAGTGCAGAGCACCTAGGGTTTTTGGGCCATCTTCTCGACAGCGCCTCGAATGTGTTGAATGTTTTCGTCAATACGAGCCATGCTTACTGCTTGGCTTTGTACCATCACCTCTATTTTATCAACACGCTCAGAGAAGTTCATTAGCTTCTCGTTGTTCTGCTGGATATCCGCCATCATCATGGACACTGTCCAGACGATTGCAGCAGCTTGTGTTATAAGGCCGAGGAGGAGAGTTGCGGGGACACTTCGGGATATGTGCCAACCGTCTTGGTCTTTCATTACTCAGGCTTAGTGGGCCAAGTGATGTCTGCTGGGAAACCCGCCTGCT